TTCAGTGCTGGTACGCCAGGCAGCACATACCGCGTGCACTGTAGAGCGCCGACGCTTGCAGGGAATGTGTACATCGTGGAGTTCGACCTTGAAGTCGAATGAGTACGCTCACCTATACGGTAGACGCTGGAAGGTCCTTGCTCATGCTTACCTGTATAGCAACCCACTGTGCAGGTACTGCCATGACGTGGGACGCCTGACACCAGCCTCAGTGGTTGACCATATCAAGCCACACAAGGGTGATCGTGCATTGTTCTTCGATCAGGCCAACTGGCAGCCTCTATGCAAGCGCTGCCATGACAGCGTGAAGCAGCGCGAGGAGCGATCAGGCGTGAGGGTGGGCACAACCCATGATGGTAATCCCATCGATCCTGCGCATCCCTGGAACGTCACAGGGGCATCCTCGACAGGGCCGGATAGGGGTTCAGTCTCTAGCCGAATGCGCTGGACACCGAAATGTTATCAACCCCATCCATAAACCGAGACTTTTCCAATGGAAGGTAGGGGTCGCAAAAGCATCGCCAGCCTGTCGGTGGTGGCAGTGCTCCCTGGACAGCGCCCAGAGCCCCCTGGAGCGCTTTCGGTTGCAGAGGCTGAGATATGGCGGGGGATCGTTTCGACGAAGCCGTACGACTGGTTCACTCAGGACACCCATTCACTGCTGTCGGAGTACTGCCGGGCCTGGGTGTCGGGTGATCAACTGGCCGCAGAGCTCGCCAAGTACAAGACCATCCCCAAGAGCGGGGATCGCTTCCGCCGTTGGATGGCTTTGCGTGACCGACAGGACAAGACCGCGCGTCTGATCACGACGCTTGCGACGAAGATGCGCCTGTCACAGCAGTCTCGGTACACCGAGAAGTCGGCCGGCACCGCGGCCAAGAACATTGCGAAGCCATGGGAGTTCGGAAAAGGCGCCTGACTCGCGGCCAACGGGTCTGCGAGTGGATCGAGCAGTTTTGCCGAATCCCTGAGGGTAAGTTCGTCGGTAAGCCGGTGGTGCTGCGCCCCTGGCAGCGCAAGATCATCCGGGACATCTACGACTCCTCGACGCGGCGAGGAATCATTTCGTTCGGTCGCAAGAACGCGAAGACGACGCTGTCGGCCTTCCTGCTGCTCGCGCATCTGTGCGGGTCGGAAGCCCGGCCGAACAGCCAACTGTTCAGCGCGGCCCAGTCGCGGGATCAGGCGGCAGTCCTGTTTGCACTTGCGGCCAAGATCGTGCGCATGTCCCCTGACCTTCGCCAGGCGGTGGTCATCCGGGATACCGCGAAGCAGCTGTTCTGCCCGGACCTTGGCACGCTGTACCGCGCGCTATCTGCCGAGGCGAGTACCGCTCACGGTCTCTCACCCGTGTTCGTGGTGCATGACGAGCTCGGCCAGGTTCGCGGCCCCCGGTCGGATCTGTACGAAGCGCTCGAGACGGCAGCCGGCGCACAGGAAGATCCGCTGTCGATCGTGATCTCGACTCAGGCTCCCGATGACGGGGACCTCCTGTCGATCTTGATCGATGACGCCAAGACGGGCGCGGATCCAAAGGTAAAGCTGTTTCTCTACACGGCGCCGGAGGAACTGGACCCGTTCTCGGATGAGGCCATCCGGCTTGCGAATCCCGCCTACGGGGATTTCCTGAATGCCGAGGAAGTACGCGGGCAGGCAGAGAGCGCCCGGCGCATGCCCAGTCGCGAGAACGCCTATCGCAACTTGGTCCTCAATCAGCGGATCAGCGCGCATTCGCCATTCGTTTCCAAGGGCGTCTGGGACCGCTGCTCGGGAGAGCCGGACTATGAAGTCCTGCGCACTTCACGCGTGTGGATTGGCCTGGATCTATCCGCGCGCAACGACCTCACCGCGCTCGTCTCAGTGGCTCAAGACGGGGAGGGCACGTGGCATGTCTTCCCGGAGTTCTTCGCTCCCCTTATCGGGCTGATGGACCGGTCCTACCGAGACCGTGTCCCTTACGACGTGTGGTCGCGCGAAGGCTTGCTCACGGCAACCCCCGGCGCCTCGGTCGACTACGCGGTGGTTGCTCAGAGGCTGGTGACGCTCTGCGATGACTACGACGTCGCCGGCATCGGCTTCGACCGCTGGCGTATTGATGTCCTGCAGCACGAGCTCGCCGACTTGGGCCGGGAACTTCCGCTGATTCCGTTCGGGCAGGGCTACCGGGATATGAGCCCGGCGATCGACGCTGTCGAGTCGGAGCTGATGAACGGCCGAGTCCGCCATGGCCGCCACCCCATTTTGACCTCGTGCGTCGCGAATGCCGTGACGACACGAGATCCGGCGGGGAATCGGAAACTCGATAAGTCGAAAGTATCGGGCCGAATCGACGGGGCGGTTGCTCTGGCGATTGCCATAGGGAGCGCGGAAAAGTCGCTCGGTCAAACATTCATTGTGACGTCCGATTACGAGTTGACTGTCGTATGAACCCGAAGGTCTACAACGCCTGCACGCTGGGAAGCCTGCTGATGATCGGCGGGGGAACCGCGGTCTACAGCATCCCGGCCGCCATCATCGTGACCGGATTCCTTTTGCTCATGACGACCATCGTCACGCTCGCGCTGGCCCGCTGATGTTTTTGTCCACGCGGGCCGAGGACGACCGCAGCCCATGGGGCGGGTTTTGGTTCGAGCCCGTTTCATCCCGCACGAATTCCGGCATGCGGGTCTCGGCGGATCAGGCGATGCGGCTTGCCGCGGTGTATTCGTGCGTCAACATCCTTGCGAAGACATTCGCGGTGCTGCCGTTCTGTCTCTTCATGCCTCGGGAGGATGGTGGCCGAGATCCCGCTAAGGATCATTGGCTGTACAAGCTGATCTCCAAGCGCCCGAACCAGTTTCAGAACCCGTTCGAGTGGCGGCAGATGCTGATGGGGCACTTAGCCCTGCGAGGCAATGCCTACAACCGCATCTACACCAACGGGGCGGGCCAGATCACTGACTTGATCCCGCAGCATCCTGACCGCATCCGCGTCGACGTGCTGCCCAGTGGCGAGTACCGGTATTTGATCCGGCAGCCCAACGGTGAGGATGACATCGTCCCCCGTGGGGAGATCTGGCACATGCGCTGGCTGTCATCTGACGGCATTGTCGGTATCTCACCGATCGAGTGCGCTCGAGAGACCGTCGGGATCGGCCTTGCGGCGCAGGATTACGGCGCGCGCTTCTTCGCGAACGACGGAAGTCCCCCGGGCTGGATCGAGCACCCCGGGCAGTTCAAGGACAAGACCGCTCGCGACAACTTCCGCGAGTCGTGGAAGACAGCCCAGTCAGGGCGCAACCGTGGCAAGACCGCCGTGCTCGAAGGCGGCATGAAGTACCACGACTTGCAGATCAAGAATTCCGATGCGCAGTTCCTGGAGACGCGCAAGTTCTCTGTCACGGACATCGCGCGCATCTTCGGCGTGCCGCCGCATCTGGTCGGAGACTTGGACCGCGCGACGTTCGCCAACATTGAGCAGCAATCGCTCGAGTTCGTCATCTACACGATGACGCCGATCACCGAAGCATGGGAAGCCTCTATTGAGTATTCCCTGCTTCCGGACGATGAGGATCTGGATCCGGAGTTCGATCTGGCGCGCCTGCTACGCGGGGATCAGGCGGCCAGGGCGACGTTTTACACGAAGCTCTTCGGACTCGGGGCTCTGTCGACGAACGAGATTCGCATCAAGGAAGGCGACAACCCGGTTGTGGGTGGTAACAACCGCTTCGTCCCAGTGAACCTGCGGCTGCTCGAGGAAGACATGACCGACCCGCCGCCGCCCGGCGGTGGCGTACCGGGTGAGCCGCCCAATTCGGACGAGCCGCCAGCCGACCGCGCAAATGCATTGGCGAGCGCCGCGGCCGAGCGCGTGGCGCGCCGGGAAGTCGCGGTTATCTCGCGCGCCTTCAAGGAAGGCCCGGAAGCCGTCACGGCGGCCTACGCCGATCACGCGCTGTTTGTGGCCCAGGCACTGAGCGTCCCGGCTGCCGCGGCTGAGGCGTACTGCGCGCAGATGCTCGCGTTCATCGCCGGCAATACTCAACTGACCGATTTCGAGACCATTGCGCGCTGCCAGCTCGAGCGGCTCGCGCTCAAAGGAACCGCATGAGAGGCCATTTCCTACTCGCCGAGCTCCGCCGCCATCCGTGGGCGATCTTGGAATCTTACTTGCCCACCATCTCGCGCGTGATGGCGCGGATTGAATCGGGCGCGCCGATGTCGGAAGCCGATCGGGCCACGGTCGAGGCCGGCAAAGAGAACTGGGCCGCGCGCGCGAAACAGTCATCGGGCTACGCGGGCGACATCGCCGTGATCGGCGTCTACGGCGCCATCACCCAGCGGGGCGAGATGGCTGACATGTCAACGCCGACCGCGAGCGCATCCCGCATCGCCTCGCAGATCCGGGCCGCAGCGCAGGACCCGGCTGTCTCGGCCATCGTCATGGATATCGACTCTCCCGGCGGCTCTGTCTACGGAATCGAGGATCTCGGCAATGCCATTTTCGAAGCCCGAAGTTCAAAACCGATTGCTGCGGTCGCGAATTCTCTCGCCGCGAGCGCTGCTTACTGGGCGGGAAG